TCAGCAGTTCCATCCCGCCCAGCGTTTGGTTGGTGTCGTTGTGCAGGCCCGCCGTCCCCGTTGTCATGCGGTTGGCCGCGGTCGCCCCTTGAATTTGCCGCTCAATTTCCGCAGTCTCCCGGTAGGACGAAATCGGCACATCCGAAATGGGCATGTCCATGATGGCCTTTTTCACGTCATCCACCGAACTCCCCTTGATCCGGATGATCGCGCCGGGCGATGATCGCACGTCTTTGGCGTCCACCAGCACCTTTTCCAACACCACAAAGATTTTGTTGATGATCAGGTTCACATTGTCAACCCGCAGGTTTCTCAGTTCGTTCCCCTCCTCCTGCAACCCTTCCATGATCTGGCAGACCCCCAGCCCATAGGGCTGGCTGATCCGGATGTAGTCCATGCGCAAAAGCGGGTTTTCCATGGCGGGATCCTCGTTCTCCGCGCAGGCCAAATAGAACTCCCCGCTCGCCACCAGAATGCGCCCGGCCACCAGTTCGGCGGCTTTCTTTTTCTGGTCCTCGGTGTCCTCTTTCATTTTCGGGTCCACCCATTTGCGGGGAATCGGTCCCCAGTATTCCCAAATGGTGTGGCGTTTGTCGTAATCCGGGCGCGGCAGAGCGGGGTCGTCTTTGTCCAGATCATACTGCACCACGGAAATATCCTCATCAAATTTGTCCGACTCAAAATAGCGCCACAGGGTGTCCACGCTGGTTTTGTCCACCGCCCCCATGTCGGCCCATCGCTTCAACTCCCCGTAGGTCACGCGGTCCCTGTGAATAAACCGCTCCTCGGTCAGGGCATTGGGTTCCTTGAAAATGTCCCGGATGTGAACCTTCTGGTATTTGACCCCCTCAAACACCGGCACGTTTTCCACAATCTTCTCGTCTCCCAAATAATCGCCGGGCCGCCCGCCTTCCATTTTTGCCTCGCGAATGCTTTTCAATTTGGGCCTGCGCAATCGCCGGTTGTCGTATTTTTTCTCCCACACCACCTTCATGAACCCGGACCCAAAAATGGTCGCCTCTTTAACCACATCGTACCGGTTCACCACAAAATCGCCCTTTTCCACCTCGTAGTCGATCAGGCTGGTGTTCAGTTCCGCCTGCAACTCGTCTCCCATTTCTCGTGGGCGGACTCCCAGCGGGGTCGGCCCGCTATTCGCAATCTTGCACAGGCTGGCCGAAATCACTTCCACATTTTCCACCGTGTAAGGGACAAACATGGTCGCCTGCCACGGTTCCTTTTTGGCCTTGATCTCAGGGTCGTAAATGCTCCGGTAGTTCCGCTCCCATTTGTCCCACTTGTCGTGGTAGGCTTTCCTGCGCCAGTCGAATGCCACCCGGTAAAACCGCTTGACAAACTGGACCGCTTCGTCTTTGTGAAACTGTTCCCAATCAATCGCCATAGGGCCTCCTACTCGTTGCGAACCAAAATCATGTCAAACCCACCAGACACATCACAATCATTCGCTGAACCCAACGCTTGCAGTTTAACGTCTGTTTTTCCAGACAACCGAAATGGCAAATCGAACTGATGGCGCAGATACCCGGACCCGTCCTCTTGAATGGCCTGAGTATGTTTCACCACAAACAAACTTGTGGCCACGTCGGCATTGTCTTTCGTCAATAATGATATGTTGGCCCGAGCACTGGCCGGACTTCCCTGGTTGATGCTGGCGTAATAGTGAGTCAAATATCCGACGTAATTGGCCGGGACGGTGTAGATGGCCATTTGGGTTTGCCCTTGCCCCGCATTGATTTGCGCCGTCGTCACACCGTCCACCGTGCCCGAGGCAATGAGAATGCCCGCGTTGGTGGCTCCGCTCCCTGCGGCTGTCACATACATGCGAAAGACGCGAATGAATTCTTTGCTGGTATTCACGTTCGTTGTCCCGTCCAGGGTGACAGTCTCGCTGGTGTCTTTCCAATCGGAACCCAGTCCGACCAGCACCACCGTTTGCGCCCCGGTCCCGGCCGGCGAACCGTCATCATCGGCGGATGAGGACCGAACAGCAATCGCCTGTGCCGCGCTCAGTGGGTTCCAAATGTCGTCATCCGTGGTGGCATTCGCTCCATCCCACACGTCCGTCGCAGTCGTGTCCACATTTGTGGCACGACCAAATTTGTTGAGACTTTTCATCCCATCCACCCAACCCCTCGACACATTAAACCCAAATTCCAATGCACCAACACCCAGCGCCAAACCCACAAAGGCAAACCCCATCCACGCACGGCCATGTTTCCATTTCACAATTGTCCCTCCTCGCCGAATTCGCTGATTAAATCTTTCAGCCATGGCTCCCCGGCCTGCTCGGCCAGCAGGCGGGGGACCGCCCCCACACAGTGCCCGCCCAGCCGCGGGCCGGGGAACTCCAACTCAGGGCGCACCCATTTGGTCCCCGCATACCCGGCATTGTAAGATTGGGTCCACTGGAGCAGTGCAGGCTCTGGGACATCGAAGCGCTCACACAAACGTCGGGCGCGCCGGTAAAAGGCCAGGTCGTTCATGTACCGGGTCAGGCACAACAGCTTCATCAGTTCCGTGGACTCCGGGGCCGACCATTCCGTCCACAGAATTCCCGCCTCATGCATGTGGTGCCCCACCGCCAGGGCCCCGCGAGGATGCACACCCGCCACGTATTTCTCAAACCGTCTCAACGCGCCGACCAGATCGTCGTGTTGCCCCCGCACGGGGCTGTGGACCGCATTCTCCCCCAGCCGCCGGGTTGTCCCCACCGGGACCGTGGCGTGGTTCACCACCCACGCCACCTCATACTGCGCCGCCGCCTTCTGCACCACCTCTTCAAATCCAACCCCAAAAGGGATCGCCACATGCATGAATTCGTAGGGCCCCGCCGGCGCGGGCAGGTCTTTGTCCGCCACCTCCACATGGTGCGCGCCCCTCAACACCTGCACCAAGGCATACCCCACCTGCCCCCGCCCGCCCAATACCAGGGTCCGGGCCACCTTTACCGCCCCACCGCATACGCCGGCGCCCGAGGGGCGAACGGCCGGGCTTCGTAGGGTTCCAGGTTGGCCATCGCCACATACCGCACCAGGTCAAAATGGTCTTTGTAAATGCTGTTCTCCTTGGGCCGCCAGGTCAGCGGATCCCGGTCCCACCGCTCCAGACTGCGGGCAATGTTCCGGCACCGCCGTTTCAGCTTCAGGCGGGGCCCCAGGGTGTCCCCGCGCAACAATTCCTTCACCTTCACAATCCCCGTTTCCACCTCGTTGTCACAGTTGTAAGAATCCATGAATTCCAACCCAAACTTGTCCTCCAGGTCCATCTTCAGGGTCGTCCCATAATCGTTGCGGGAATTTCCAAAATGCCGGTCCAAAATCCGCCAGGCCGTATGCCCACTGTCCACCCGCCGGATCAGGTCGGCGTAGTCCTTCAGGGCCATGCTGGTCTCCCGCGTTCTCACCCAGTCCTCCTCAGGATATTCCCGGTCAAACACATGGTTCCCCGCACGGTCCACCCAGCCCCACGCCATGGCCCACGGTTTCCCACGGGCCGGGTCCACCACATGGAACCACTGCGCCCCCTCCGGGGCCGACACGTCGTCGTCGATCATGTGCCGGGTTCGGTCAAAACTTTTTCCAAGGATCACGTTCGACAGGTGCATGGCCCGCCCATGCACCCGCGCTTCCACCTCGTCGGGGTCCATGTGTTCAATCATGGTCTCGATGTGCTGGTGGTCCAGGGTGCCCCGCACCCCATGCGTCCGGCAGTTGTCCTCCAGGTCCGCATACACCACCCCGCACTTGTTCCCCTCCCCCACCAGCTCGTCCATAATCCACGCGCTCTGCATCAAAGGCGTCATGAAAATCCCAATCTTTCCCCCCCGGCGCATCCGGGAGACCGTCGCCCCATACTTGTCTCGCGGGGGCGGCTCGTCAAACATCGCCAGCCCCAACGTCGCCGATTCCCACTCCCGCGCGTCCTGCTCATACGACATCTTGTCCACCACCCACCCGGTGTCCGTCCGGAACTGGCTCACGTAGGTCTTCCCCCCCTTCAAAGCCACATACCTCCCCTTCGGCCACCACTCCCCAATCGCCTGGTCAATCGACCCCCCCTCCTTCACGTTCTCCGATTCGGTCCCAATCCGCACCCGCTTCGGATACGGCCACTCCCCCAACAACCCCCCCCGAAACCAGTC